CAGTTGGATAAACTGACTTAGGATTGTACATAAAGTATTCTTCAATCTCAGGGAACTCATAGTCCATGGGATTGGAGATAGCGTTAGTCAGTCTTTGTGCCTGACTTAATCTATCTTCTTTCTTTTTCTTTTGCTTACGAATATAACGCATTTTCATTGCGTCAATGTATCGTAACTCCTGGATACCCTCATGTGGGTTTTTTAAATCAATAATTTTATGGTAATATAGTCTTCCATCTACATACCAGTTTCTGTAGATTTCATGTGCTTTTTTATCAAAATCAAGTAGATCTAAGATATACTTAAACTCTTTACGAATTTTATTTTTAATACCATCGCTGGCATTGAGGTTTGAGAGTTCAATCTCAACTGGACTATCATTACTGTCAGAGACAATCGCTTCATTTACGATATCCTCAATGGCACTATCCGTTTCCGGGTGAAGTGCCATTTCTCTATATCTTTTAATCAGCTCAAATTCAGTGCGATAAACACCTTCCAGATCAACATACTGACCAAAAAAACCACTACTCATGTAGTGATCAACCCCATCCTCATTGTTAGGAGGAATGGGGGAGACCGCTCCGGGAGATAGTGGTTCATTGTCCTCAAGCGAGAACCCAAATAACTTGGACATGATTTATTTTTACGTGATCTTATACGACTATTTATTAGTCGTCAGGACCGCCCGCTGCGTTCAGGTTAAAGGATTGAACCTGGAATTCGACGGTAAATTCTTCAATTGTATCTGAAGAATCATATGAAAGATCAATCTGAGAGATGTTAGTTGGGAAAATATCGATGAACTCGTATTCTGCGAGAACAGCGTTTCTTTCTCCATCAGAGTTGACGCTTCTTGGAGTTGCACCTCTTCCAAGTTGGAAGACGGTTGCATTTCTCATATATGCAGATGGGTTGGTTGCACCCAGGTTGTTGCTGAGTTTTGCGATTCCATCCATCCATTGCTCCATCGCATTACGGATTCTGAAATCTTCATCATTGATAACGGTAATTGTCCATGTATCAATGGTTCTGTCTCCAGCAACCTTGAAAATACGACCTCGGAAAGGAACATCGATTGCTGCGATGTTGGATGCAGGAAGTGCTGCAGCCTTACACATAAACTGGAAAGTTTCGGAAGGCCAGTCGTCAACGAAGTCAGGCAGATCGGTCATTCTAACTTCAAACAAATTGGGGCGGGCACCGCCCCCAACAAGTCTCGACTTAAAGTCGGAGATTGTTCTGTTCTCTCTGGTAGTTGCCATTGTTGTATCCTCCTAGTGGTTATTTATCGATTAATATCAAACTCTACCAGCTACTTCCTCGAAGCTGACGCCCGTGCGGGTGGCAACAAATGTGAGGGTGACGTAGTTGATCGACTTCGCAGGCTTCAGGAAGATGTCTGCTCTGAATTCATTGTTATCAATGACATCAGGAGTGTTGTTTGAAGTATCGCAAACAACGAGGAATCCGAAGATGCCTCTCTTTGCCTGAACATCGCGGAGATATGGTTCGACGATATTCTTAAAGTTTGCTCTGGTCAGTTCATCGTTAAGTTCAAAGAGTTGAGCTTCTGCTGCTCTCTGAAGTGCTTGCTCAACAGTGAGGAACAGACGACGGACGTTGATTCTGTCGAATGCTGACTGATAACCAAGAGCGGTCTTGTCACCAAACAAGAGAGTTCCAAGTCCAGGTTGAGTAATAATAGAGTTAACTCTCTGAGGATACAGGCGATCTCTTTGTGCCTTATTTGGATTGTATGCAAGTTTGATTGCATTGTTGATGATTCCACGCTGCTGACCAGCAGGTGAGAACCAAGGATAAGCAACAATCGAAGTTCTAGTCATGAGACCTGCAACGTCTCCGTTACAAGGCACATAGCGGAACTTATTGTTGAATCTGTCGTACATGTACTTATAACCTGCGTCGAACACCGCATAGGATGAAGACTGCAGTGAACTGAAATAGTTCACCAGGTTATTGGTCTGTGTATCGGTGTTGGTAACGTTGACAACGTTTCCTCTGTGAGCACCGATTGTAGCAACACAATCCTTTCTGCTGTTAGCAACAGAGATGATGTAGTTTGCTTTTGCTTGTGACTCCGACTCAGAGTTAAATCCGCCAGGACCCATGATCAGGTAATCAACTTGAATCTCATCTTTGTTAGAGAAGAGACCGTAAGAAGAGATTACCTTACCAAGTGCTGGTTGCATTCCGCCTTGTGAAGAATAATCCTCACCACTTGTCAGGGTGTATGAAGTATTACCGATAGCGGCAAAAGTAATTCCCTGAGCGTTCTGACCCCACAGACCATCTCCAGTGGAGATTGGAGTGAAGGATTCAGATTTAGTACCAGAATAAGTGGAGAATCCAGTTGCGACTGGAGTTGTTCCATGATACGCATCGATTGCGTTCGATGGGTTACCACCTGCATAGATGTTATCGGAGAAGTCTGCAAGGTAGTTTTCGTACCAGATCTTCTGAGGAGAGTTGACGTTAGAGATAGCGTCAAATGCCTTAGAGATGCTGATATGCTTCTCAATCAGATTGCCTCTGATTCCAGTAACAGTTCCCTGATCATCTACAACTGCGATGTGAGCGGCATCGTTATGACCGTCTCTATCATCAACATAGACGTTAGTTGTTGGTCTAGGTGCAATCTCTTTCCAGAAGATTGTAGTGTTGGTAAGACCCAGAGTCTGTTGATCGTACCAGTCTTCGATTGTTCTTGGAGTATATGCAGCGGATGCAGATAATCCAGTGTTAATACCAGAATTATTTACGAAGAACAGTGAATCGCTTGTTGAGTACGACTTAGCACTTGTTCCTTCAGCATATTCGATCTTAGTTTCAGTTGATGATGAACCAACTGTTTCTACCTGAGAAACAATCTTAACTTCGATCGTGCTTTGTCCACCAGTTGCATCAGTATTGACACCTGTGATGATGCCTTTCAGATAACCACTAAACGCAGAGGTCGTTCCAAGTCCTGCAACAACAACACCAGAGAGAACTGAAGTTACACCGAAACCAATTCTTGCACCAGCGTTATTAAGATCGGTGGTTGTAATACCGATGATCTGGTCTGCCTTGTCATCAATCCAGCAAACCTTAAGGTTGTTTGCCCAACGACCAGGGTGCTTAGCAGCATAAGTGAAGTTAGTTGCCTCACTATAGTTGTTGATATAGTCGTCGTAGTTTTTAATCTTCAGAGTAGTGGTGCTGGCAGCTCCGACACCTGCGTTTGCGTTTACCAGCGAATCACCGTCAGTTCTTACGACTTTGAGGATTCCTCCGTAAGTCAAGTAAGAAGCAGCGGTCATCCAGTACTCATACTGAGCATCGGTAGACAGTGGCTTACCAAAGGTGTTGATAAGGTCTTCTTCTGTAGTGATGTCAATAGGGTCGTCAACAGGTCCAAGTGCAAAGGGTCCAGCGATTGCACCAATATTATCTAATACATTATCAGCTCTTCCTACAGTTAAATCAACCTCCCTTACAAGTACTCCAGGAGATAATTGAGGAGTGGCCATGTTTTTCTCCGTGATCTCAGTTTATCTACAAAGTATTTAGAATTTGCAGCAATTTGAGTGGGGAAACATGGCGTGAACTACCAATCTGGATAGTCCCAATCCAGAAAAGGTGTCTGTTTCTTTCTACTATCTATAATCCTTCTGATCGTGCAGTCTTTGCATTCGTATGAATATGATGACGCAACTGCACCGCGATTCTTTCTCGTCCTGTAAAATGAATCAACTAGATTTTTAGTTTCACCACAGACACGACATTTTCTATCTTGGAGCAATAGGTGTCCAAGTTTGATTTGTCCGTCAAAATCCATTACGATAGATATTCCCACATAAATGATCTGTCACCATATTCATCTGCTTTAAACCACCTGTCACCTTCATCATCGGTAAAACTACCATTATCCAAACCATCATCCATAAATCCAAATGGTGCCATGTCTTGCTCAATTTGATTCTTCTGCTCTTCATATAATCTCTTACGGACATCCTGGTCAGTCAGTTCCTTAAAGTAGTCCATTTGGACCAACCAGGCATAGATGACGAGACACATTGCCAGGTCGTCATTACAACCCTCCTCTGCCTCAAATGAGTTGTGCTTTGAGATAAAGGTTGTTAGTTCAGAGATAATCTCATAATCTTGGAAAATAAGTTTATCCTCCTCAATCAAGGTCTTAAGATTGAGTGAACCAACCTTCTTCACAGTCTTGGACATTTTCACACCAAGTTGTGTTTTCTTGCCTGAGAATCCTTGTCCAACAATCTGCCCTGCTCTTCCTCTCATGGAGCACATCAATAGATTCTGATATTCCAAATCATACTGGAGAATGCTTGCAACCTGATCTCCAATATCATTCACTTCGCATAAGATGAATGCACTATTATAACTCTTAGCTACCTCATAGATGATGTTTGGGAATAGCATCGGTTTGATGTCATTATTCCTATACTTGGCAACTACCTTATGTGGGAAGGATGTGATGTCAACCACAACGAAAGCTGAGTAGTCTTCACCAACACCCCTTGCTACGTCAACAGTCATCACATAGTCATGGTTCTCCTGTACTGGTTCATATACATCTAAACCAGCATTCCTTTTGATTGGATTATCATAAATCAGAGTTCTGAGTTTACTAGGGGCAATCAGTGTATCAACTGATCCTAAGAACTCACACTCAAACTCAACCTTAAACTGCTGTTCTGAAGTGTTCTTAATCGTGGTTGCTTTCCACTTCTCATCCCTACCAGGAACCTCTGACCAGTGAACATCAGTAGGAACATACTCGTTCTTCTGCTTCTCCGCATCGTGCCACATGCGGTAGAAGTGATTCATACCATGTGGCGTAGAGACGATAATTACCTTGGTGTTTTTACCAGAAGTAATAGTAGGATAAACAGATGCAAAGAACGAGTCAGCGACGTGATTTGGGACAAACGCGAACTCGTCGAGAAAGAGGATGTTGAACGACATACCTCGGACAGCACTCGCAGACGTAGAAGCTGCCAATATCTTACTGCCATTCTCTAACTCCAGTGATCCTTTGTTCCATGCTATGATACCCTGCTGCATCCACCTTGGGAGGTTCTCGTATGCAGTTTGTAATCTGCCCAGCAATTCCCTTGCAGTTGCAGCTTTGTTTGCCAGAATGCCAATGTTTACGCTATCATTAAACACAGCATAGTGCAAAAGGTAAGATACGACTGTAGTGGATTTACCAGTCTGTCGTGGCATCTTACAGATATTAAATCTGTTATGATGAAAGTTATTAATTAACTTCTCTTGGAAATGATAGGGATGAAACTGAGTCAGACCCTCATCCAGCGAGACAATCTTTACGTGATTATTAGCAAAGTAAACGGGGTCTTCCTTACACTTAAGGAATTCCACCATCATCTCTTCGGTCCACTCAATAGGAGTGTTTGCCTTTTTTAGATTCGGATTGCCAAGATATACATTATCGGACATTTAATTCACTCACTCCATGGATACATTGGACGATTTCCTGGTTTAACTGCTCTACCGAGAGACTTCAGACTTTTCATTTTTTGTTCTACAGATCTTAGATCAGGAGCAGTTTTTACTCCTGCCTGTTTTAACTTAAGCATATCGCCAGATAAAGGAGCGGTCATCTGCTCTATGAACTCTTTAAATGTTTTCATTTTAGTTTGTTCTGATCGGCACCTTTTGCCATTCTGTCGGCAATTGTTCTCTTCAGAGCAGCAGATCTTTGAGTCGCTGGATTTGCTCTTGCCGTTGCAGCTGCTGCTCTATCAGCAGCAGTTCCCATTGTAGATTTGATCTCTCTATCTATCTCCTTTTCCAACGCTGCTTGTCTTTCAGGTTGAGATTCTTTTGCCCTTTGTCTTTGCTGACCTCTCATCCGGTCTCTATAACTCGCCTTAGGTTGCTTACCTGTAGGTCTCTGAACGTTTTTAGTTCTTGGTTTGGCAGTTCCTCCTTGCCCATAGTCAGTAGGTTGAGATCTGCCACCTTGACCCTGTTTGGTCGCTTTCATCAATGATTGTGCTGCCTTAACACCAGCACCTACAACCAACGGTGCTGCCTTCATTATTGCCGGTGCTGCTAGTAATGCAGGCACCGCTTCTGACATGAATTGTTTGTAGGTTTTCATTATTCTAAACCTCAGTTACTTTGTAAGGATTTGACTTTGGAAAGGTTGCTGGTTTAATGGGCATATTATATTTCCTATAGTTCATATCTATAGGCGCTTTTTTTATAAAAAACTCTTTCTTCACTGGTTTAACCTTATGAGATTCTTTTTCTGATTTAGAATACGCTTCTCCAATAAATTGCTGAAAAGTTTTCACTTTCCACCTCCAAAGTATTTCTTATAGGCAGGACTTGTGTCTTTGTTAAATTCTTTATACTTTGGCATAGATGCAGATCCAGGAAGAACCTTATTAATTCTTCTCACTTTCTCTGCACTTGTTCTGTTTGTAGAATCAACCGCATCTTTTGCCATCCTAATAGGATTTGGAATTGGTGTTGGACCCAAATATCCATCACCTGGTTTTTCTAAAAGATGTTGTTTGAATTCGTTGAAGGTTTTCATCAGCAGTTCCAAGCACGGAGGGACTTATTGATTCTGCTATCGGGATCGTTAGCAGTTTTAGAAGAAGTGAGTTTCTTCTTCATACCTTTCATACGCGCACAAAAACTCGCTCTACGAGGGTTCCCAACTTTTTTTGAAGGTCTCTTAAGATCGCTTCCTGGGTTTTGACGCTCATACGACTTTCTGCCTTTTTCATTCAATCCTCCTTCAGGGTTTTTACCAGACTTTTTTTGCCAGTCTTCCGTATGTAGGAGAGGTTGTCCTGGTTCATAATCAGAGATGTCATAACTTCTTACCTTACCACCTGGGTAAACCTTCTCAATCTGATCTTGTACTTCTGCTCTGCTTGGTTTTACGATAGATGGGAAGAACATTTGGATGGCATACATTTTGCCTCTGAAGGTAAGAAGAACCTTTACAATCTGTCCAGTCTTTCTTGGGAGGATTGCTGCTTCTTCGATTTCGACCTCTTCAGCAGTTTTTACCATACCTCCCTTTTTCTTATAGGTTTCTTTGGCAAAAGATTCTGGTTTTCCACCATAAGACGCTCTTACTGGTGCAGTGCCTTTCACATAAGTAACTGAACCAGAGGAATACTTACCCTCTACAACTTCAGTTTC